CCGTATGTAAAATCAATGGGTCCCCATAAGCTATAAACGACCCAGATCGACCTGTTTATATAAGGATCAAAAGATTTACAAAAACCCCAAAGACTTATAAAACCTCTACGCACATAAAAACCAAAATCAAAATAAAAAATACCATCAAAATAAAAAAATTCCGCGAAAATTTTTTATCATATAGGGTTTTAATAAATATCTAAAAATTGCTGATATGAAAACCTTCTCTCAGTTTATAGAAGAAGCAAAAAAAGCAAAACCCCCAGAAGAAGTTCTTAATAAAATCTCCCGTGCCTATGGTAAAAAGCACAGAGGAGTTAATCTTGATACAACACATTCATCCTCTGGTGATATTCGCCTTAATAATATTTGGTTGCCCCCAGAAAAAAGAAATCAAGGAATTGGATCTCGTATAATGAAAGGATTATCATCTTATGCAGATCGTCAAGGAAAAAGAATTACATTATCACAAGCACCAGAAAAAGGGAAAAAACAAAAATTAGCAAACTTCTATAAGTCTCATGGATTTGTTCCTAATAAAGGAAGAAATAAGGATTTCACAACTAGGGATACTCATATAAGAAATCCAAAAACATAAATCTCATATATAAAATCGTTGTTGAATATACAAATATGAAAAAAAATCCCGCAGAAAATTTTACACCCCTAGAGGTCGATCCAATTTCTGGGGAATCCTATCTCACTATTCCTCAATGGATTTGTGATGAAAAGCAATGGTATGAAGGAACAGAACTCAATATTGAAGTTGAAAATGATTGTATCATTATCAGAGAGATTGTAGATTGACACCTTATAGATAATACGGTAGAATTGACTTGAATACTACCCATTATATTAATCAAGTTATTGGAGAAAACATGGCAAAAGGATTCACTGTAAAAGCAAAAACGCCCAAACCTTCTGAATCAGTAGAAGAATGGGATTATGAAAAAGCAAAAGAAATGGTTAGGGGAAAGGCAATTATCTTTTGCCTTCCTGGTAGAGGAGTCTCATATACTTACCTGAAGAGCTTTGTTCAACTTTGTTTTGATCTTGTTCAGGCAGGTGCAAGTATTCAGATCTCACAAGATTATTCCTCAATGGTTAATTTTGCCCGTTGTAAATGTCTTGGGGCAAATGTACTCAGAGGTCCAGATCAACTTCCTTGGGATGGAAAACTTCAATATGATTGGCAACTTTGGATTGATTCTGATATTGTCTTTAATACTGAAAAGTTCTGGCAATTGGTTCTTATGGATAAGGACATTGCCTCAGGATGGTATTGCACAGAAGATGGGCGCACGACATCAGTGGCACACTGGATGGAAGAAGAAGACTTCCGTAATAATGGTGGTGTTATGAATCATGAGACCCTAGAGAGCATCTCTAAGCGTCGTAAACCATTCACTGTGGACTATGCAGGGTTTGGATGGTTACTTATCAAGCACGGTGTCTTTGAGCACGAAGATATGAAGTATCCTTGGTTTGCACCTAAGATGCAAGTCTTTGAGTCTGGAGAGGTTCAGGATATGTGTGGAGAGGATGTAAGTTTCTGCCTGGATGCAAAAGAAGCAGGATTTGAGATTTGGTGTGATCCTCGCATTCGCGTTGGTCACGAAAAGACTCGCGTGATCTGATACTAATGGCAGAATATTACAGTATTTTAGAGAATGGTAAAGTATTATATAAAAACCTTTCTCAAGACGAATACTTTGATATAATGGAGAACCTGTCAATTGAATTTTATCAGACAGGTTCTCCAAAACCTCAAGATCTTGAAACAAAAATTACGGAGCATTAAATCTTATGGCAGTACGATCGAAAGTGGGTCTTATGAAGGACGGCTTTATGCCGGGGAATCCGAAGAAGACTCGTCAAGGAAATGGAAAGCATACCAAGTATTCTTCCTCTTCTCGTAATGGAAAGCGTAAGATGTATAAGGGGCAAGGTAGAGGATGAGTCAACTTATTATAAATTTACCTCCTCAAAAGGTATGGGTTCGTAAAGAATATCTTAGGGACTTAACTGATGGTCATGGTGAATTTGTAGAGGGTGTCTGGGTGACTGCAAAGTCCTTACCTGGACGCTCTTTTTATTTTGAGACTTATTTACCTGAATACGGTGCTCTTTATGATAAATTACCCATCAGTGCATTCCTTTCTCGTCCTAATCTTCCAGATCCAGATTTAGATTTACCCAATCTTCAATTCTGGGATTGTATGAGTTATGGTTTAGTATGTGTGAAGAAGCAGCATATTGCTGAACTTGATTATGAAGTTAGAACTAGAGATTTTGGAAACCTTAAAGGACAATATCTTTTCAGTTTAGATAATTATCATCCTTATAATGATAAAATTGATTGTGGAACTAGTGAAATGCCTGAGGAACATAAGTCTCATAACTGCATTTTACTGGAAAATGGTCAATTTGTTTTGTATCCAAATAATAGAATGCGCCTTTATAGTCCATCAAGAACTCCAGAAAATCCAAAAAAACCTGATTTTAAGATTTCCACGCAATTTTATAGAACTGAAATTGGATTAAAATGGGGTAGACTTGGTGATACTGATGAATATTTTTGGGAAACTAAGGAAGAAAAAAAATGAGTGAAATACCTCAATGGGAAGATAATGAAGATTGGTTTTTATTTCATAATGATGACTTATGGTTTTATGATAAATTAATTCTTTCACGACATTTAGGATATAACTGCGGACCTGTTGGCGAACCAGTACCAAAATCTGGATATTATATCATCAGACCAATAACAAATCTTCTTGGGATGGGGAGAGATTCTAAAATTTCTTGGATAAGTGAAGAAACTGATCATTTTCCCCCAGGACATTTTTGGTGTGAAGTTTTTGAGGGTGATCATTTATCAATTGATTATCATTTTGGCAAGCAATTTATCTGCGTAAAGGGTATAAAAACCAATTCATCACTTTATAAGTGGGATAAATGGGAAAAAATTAATATTAATGTACCATTTCCTAAAATTCTTAGACTATTAAAGGGAAATTATGAATGGATTAATGTGGAAATGATAGGTGGAAATCTTATTGAAGTTCATTTTAGAAGAAATCCTAACTTTTTTTGGGGAAATACCTATGCTATTCCAGTATGGGATGATATTCCAGAATTAAAAGAGAATGAAATATTTGTAGACTGTCCAAGTTTTTATAGAAAAGGACTTATAATTGATAGAAAAAATTAAAATAAATACTAAAAGGGATAGAAACCCCTATAAAAGTTCTGTTTTTTATAAACAGGAGAAAAAAATGGGCAATTCACCAGTTGATAGAGATACAAAATATATGAGAGAGGTATGGGGGACCACAAGTTTAACCTCAGATTATTGGTCCTTACCGAATAAAACTGAAGATCCTGAAGAAAGAGTGCTTCAGGAAATTATGCACGATGATATTAAAAAGAATCAAAAAAATCTTCAAGAATAACTTATAAATAAGTTTAAGAAAACTCTATGCCAATGGCAATTCAAAGGATATCAAGATCATTTAAAGATATTAGTTTATCATTTGAACCACATCCAATTACAAAAGATCTTCCTATATTAAAAAATGAGTCTGCGATTCGTAGATCTGTAAGAAATATTGTCCAAACAATACCAACCGAAAGATTTTTCAATTCTCTCTTTGGTTCTGATGTTAGATCAAGTTTATTTGAATTTGTCGATTTTGGTACAGCACTAATTATTAAAAATCAAATTGAAACATCAATTAATAATTTTGAAGAAAGAATTAATAATTTAATTGTTGAAGTTAATCCAAATCCAGATCAAAATTCTTTCGAAGTAAATATAATTTTTGATATAATTGGTGAAGAGTTTCCAAGACAAGAGTATTCATTTATCTTAGAGGCAACAAGATAAAATGCCTTTTACAAAGTATACAAATCTAGATTTTGATCAAATAAAAACATCCATTAAGGATTATCTACGTGCCAATAGTGATTTTAAAGATTTTGATTATGAAGGATCTAATATGTCAGTTCTTATTGACATATTAGCATATAATACTTATATTACATCATTTAACTCTAATATGATTGTTAATGAATCCTTTTTGGATTCTGCAACATTAAGAGAAAATGTTGTTTCTCTTGCGGGAAATATTGGATATGTTCCAAAATCTAGAAAAGCATCTTCTGCACAAATATCCTTTAATGTAACAACAAACATAGACACCCCAACACTTATATTAAAGGCAGGGATAGTATGTGTAGGTAGCGTTGATAATACATCATATACATTTGCCATACCAGAAGATATTGTATCAAATGTGAATAATGGTCAAGCATCATTTAATAATATTAATATCTATCAGGGAATATTTTTAACTAAACAGTTTGTATACGATGGATCATTAGATCAAAGATTTATATTAGATAATTCTTTCATTGATACATCGACATTAAAAGTTTATGTTAAAAAAACAAATGATGTTAATCTTGGGAATGAATATTTTGTTTCTGAAAATATTTTTAATGTTAATAAAAATTCTAGAGTGTATTTCCTGAGCGAAATACAAGATGAAAAATATGAATTAAAATTTGGTGATGGATTAATTGGAAAAAAATTAGGCGATAATCAAGATGGAACTATAATAACTGCGAATTATATAATCACAGATGGAAAAGATGGTAATGGTGCTAGTTCATTTTCCTTTTCTGGGACATTAGAAACTTCATCAGGAACTATAATAGATCCTGGAACAGTTGTTATAACAACAAATCAATCATCAATAAATGGTGATGAAATAGAAACTGTAGATTCTATTAAATATTATGCGCCAAAATTATATTCTTCACAGTATAGGGCAGTTACATCCAGAGATTATGAATCAATAATTAAAAAAATATATCCAAATGCAGAATCTATCTCTGTTGTTGGTGGGGAAGAGTTAGATCCTCCAGAATTTGGAACAGTTCAAATTAGTATTAAACCAAACAATGGATCTTTTGTATCAGATTTTGATAAACAGCAAATTTTATCAAAAATAAAACAATATTCAATTTCTGGAATAAATCAAAAAATAGTAGATTTAAAAATTCTTTATGTTGAACTTAATAGTTCCGTCTATTATAATTATTCACAAATATCGAGTGAAGATTCAATAAAAACATCAGTTATTAATTCTCTTGAAAAATATTCAAAGTCTTCAGACTTAAACAGATTTGGGGGAAGATTTAAATATAGCAAAGTTCAGCAAGTTATTGATAATACAGATAATGCGATTACATCAAATATTACAAAAATTACTATCCGTAGGGACTTACAACCAATTTTCAATACATTTGCTCAATATGAATTGTGTTACGGAAATAGATTTCATATAAATCCTCAGGGGTATAATATTAAGTCTACAGGATTCAATATTTCTGGAGAACTGTCACCAGTTTATATAACAGATACTCCAACAATTATAACATCTGAAGACGAAATATCCGACTCTACAGATTCTGGAAATATTTTTCTTAATAGACCACAATCTATTAATGCAAAAACTGGAATTCTATCTTTGTTTAAACTTGATAGCAATGGAATCCCAACCACTGTAGTTAAAGAAGCAGGAGTAGTTGATTATGAAAAGGGAGAAATAGTTCTTGGGACCATAAACATTACAGGAACATCTACTATTAATAATACTATAGAAATACAGGCTTTTCCGGAGTCAAATGATATTGTTGGACTTAGGGATTTATATATTTCATTAAGCATTCCCAAAAGTAAGATAAATATGGTAAGAGATGTAATTGCATCTGGCGATGAAATATCCGGAACCAGATTTATTAACGATTTTTATACTTCAAGTTACTCAAACGGAAATTTAATAAGAGAGTGATATGATACAGACTGGATTTGAATCAAAAATAAAAGTACAAGATATTATTGAAAATCAGATTCCAAGTTTTATTTTGGATGAAAGTCCAAAAACATCCGAATTTCTAAAACAATATTATATTTCCCAAGAATATCCTGGTGGTCCAATTGATATTGCTGATAATCTTGATCGATATTTAAATATTGATAATTTAAAACCAGAAGTTATTGTTGATAATACCACTTTAACATATGATATAACTAAAAATTCATCAAGCATTAATGTATCTAGCACAAAAGGATTTCCAAATCAATATGGAATAATAAAGATTGATGATGAAATAATTACATATAGTGGACCAATAAAACAAAATTATATTGAAAAAACTTGTAGAATTCCTGATGGATCTAATATTGTTTATGTATCTGATATTGACAGTTCTTTGTACATTGGTAGACCATTTAATATAAAATCTTTAAATAAAGAATTAAGTATAGTTTCAGTATCATCAACATTTATAACAGTATCTGACACTGTTATTGATACTCAAAGTATTTTCTTTTCAGAAAATATCGTAAAACCTAATATATCAATTTCAACTGAAACAAATATTATAACAGGAATATCTACAGAAAATCTTCTTGTTGGAAATTATATTGATGAAATTGAAAACATTATTAAACCAAGAACAAGAATTATCGGAATAGGAGAAAATTCTTTAACAATATCTCCCGCCACTATCAATGCAGGAATAACTACAGCAAATTTAAGTTTTGGAACTTATAAATCATCTCAAATTGATTATGATCAGGATGGAAATTACATTTTTAATACAAATAGTCCACAATTTAATGGTTGTATTCGTGGATTTAGTGGTATTACTCAATATGAAGAAGATTTAAATAGGGAAGAACTTATATTCTCAACTTCAACTGCAGAAGAACATTCAAATGGTTCTATAGTTGAAAATTTAAGTTCTTTATTTTTAAAAGAGTTTTATAAAAAATTAAAGTATACTTTCGCTCCTGGATTGGAAGATATTACTTTAGCGGAAAATATAGATGTTGGAAATTTTATAAAAAAAGCAAAAAACTTTTATCAATCGAAGGGGACTGATGAGTCTATAAAAATTCTTTTTAAAGTTATTTTTGGAGAAACTTCATCAATTATAAATTTGGAAGATTATTTAATAAAACCATCTTCTGCAAATTACATTAGAAGAGAAGTTATTATTGCAAAAGTTTTATCTGGAGATGCATCAAAAATATCTGGTCAAACATTAGTGAGAAGTAATGATGAAAATACTAATGCCTCAATATCAACTGTAGAATCTTTTATTCGCAAGGGAAAAACATTTCATAAAATAGATCTTTATATTGGTAATACTAGCGATTCTTCGGCAATAAAAGGAACTTTTATAATTACTCCAAATACAAAATTAGTAGAATCTGCATCTCCAGGAGATTCTATTTTAACAGTAGATTCTACAATTGGATTTCCAGAATCTGGAACTTTAATAATAGGAAATAATAGAATTACATATACTGGAAAAACAATTAATCAATTTATTGGTTGTTCTAATGTTAATTCTATAAATGCTACTTCCGATATTATATCCGAAGATACTTATTTTGCTTATGAAGATGGAGACTCTTCTAAAAAAGTAGAATTAATTATTCTTGGAGTAATACAAGATTTAATTGAAGAAAATTCTGACTTTGAAGTTGAAGAAGGTGATACATTGTCAGTTAAAAGTATTGGTGATAAGATTAATAATGAAAGTAAAGATAAAACATATAAAGAAATATTTGCAAATTCTTGGATATACAATACTAGTGCAAGATATCAAATTGAAAATAATGATAACTTAAAATTATATTCTACCATTGATAGATCAAGTTTGAAAGTAGGTGATGAAGTTGAAATATTGGGAAGAGATAGTGAAGTTGTATTAGAATCTAATAATGGTATCACTTACATTAAAAGCATTGATTTTGGTAATAATACAGTGGAGGTTGAAAATAAACCAATTCTATTGCCTGGTGAAAAGTATGATTTGAGAAGAAAATTAAATAAATCTAATCAATCGGGATCAAGTTTTCCATCTAAATCTCTTTTATCTGATGTATTAAATTTATATGTTGATAATGAAGAATATGCATTTGTTGCATCAAATTCTTTACCTTCCGAAGAAAAATTTAATATAAAAAATTATAGACATAATATTGGATTTCCAATTAAATCAGTAACTATTGATACTTTAAATTACTTAACTGATAAAGATTTTAATAATGAATACAATTCATTTACTCTTTTATCCTCTGATCCAGATCTTCCCTTCATAAATGGAGACAAAGTTTATTATTCATCAGAAGGTCCAACTTTAGTTGGATTGGATACTGGATTTTACTATATAGAAAAATTGAATGATAAAAAATTTAAATTATATTCTTCAAATTATACTATAGAATCTGGAAATAATTTAACATTTACAGTACCACAATCTGGTATAGGTACTCATAACTTTATTTTATCATCTCAAAAAGATAATGAACTTGGAATACAAGCAATTTTGAGAAAGTTTCCATTAGAAAAAAATATTGAGGATGGATCTGGAGTTGATACTCCACCAGAAAGCACAGGGATGTTGATAAATGGGGTAGAAATATACAATTATAAATCTAAAGATTTTATTCACTATGGACCAATTGAAAAAGTTAATGTTCTTTCTAGTGGAGAAAATTTTGATGTAATAAATCCACCTTTACTTGAAATTTCTCCTGGTATAGGAAATACTGCAAAAGTTCAACCCATTATTTCTGGAAGTTTTAAAAAAGTTTATGTAGATTCTCAAGATTATGATATTGACAATATAATTTCAATCAATATCAGTGGCGGAAATGGTAGTGGTGCTGTAATTGAACCAATATTAATTAAAAAATCTAGAGATGTTATATTTGATGGTAGATTAATTTCTAATGGTGGTGGTGTTAGCAATACAACTAATCAAATTTTATTTTTAGAAAATCATAATTTTAGTGATGGAGAAAGAATTGTATACAATTCTCAGGGAAATGATTCGATAATTTTGGGAGATGTGCTTGATAATTATAATCTACCAAATAATTCAATATACTATGCTAAAATAGATAGTGCTCGGGCAATAAGATTATTTAATAATCGTTATGATTATGAATCAGAATCTAATGTTGTTGGAATATATACTGGAACTTCTGGTTTTCATAGATTTTCAACACTTTCAACAAAAAATCAAATTTCATATCTAAAACTTCTTGAAGAGGGAGAAGGATATACAAATAGAAAACTAATTGTTAATCCTGCAGGAATATCTACTACACAAAATACAATTTATTTCAAAGATCATGGATTTAATGATGGAGAAATTGTGGAATATGATTATGAAATATCTCCAATAAGTGGAATTTCAACAATTAACAAGTATAGAATATTAAAAATAGATAATGATTATTTTAGAATATGTGATTCCGGTATTGATGGTACAATAACTTCAAATTATGATAGATCCAATTATGAATATTTAAATAGTGCAGGAAGTGGATATCAATATTTCAAATATCCAGATATTTCAGTATCAATTAAATATAATCCTGTTGGTTTTGGCACTACATCGCAAGAATATCTAGAATTAATTGCAACTCCAGTTGTTAAAGGAAGTATTTCTGGCATTTATGTCTATGAATCTGGAACTGGGTATGGGTCAACAGTTTTAAATTATAAGAAAAATCCAAATATTGCTGTAAAGAATGGAAAATTTGCAGAATTATCTCCAGTTATAATAAATGGTTCTATTCAAAGTGTTATTGTAAGTTATACTGGAATTGAATATTACTCAGTTCCCGATTTAATTGTTTTAGGGTCTGGAACTGGAGCAGAACTTAGATCCGTAATACAAGATGGAAAAATAATAGAAGTAAAAGTAATTAATCCTGGCATTGGGTATTCTCAAGATACCACAATACAAGTTATTCCATCGGGTAGAAATTTAGTTACTGATTTTGAAATTAGAAAATTAAGAGTTAATAATAATATTAGATTTTCTTCAGGTGAAGTTTTATTAGAAGGAAGAGATAAACTTCAGTATTCTATTCTAAAATATTTTGATGAATTGTCAGATTCATTTTTAGAAGAAGAAAAAAAGGGATCTGAAATTATAGGATGGTGTTATGATGGAAATCCAATTTATGGTCCATATGGACATTCAGATCCCAATGATAGAAATTCTGAGATAAAACAGTTAAAATCTAGCTATACTTTAGATATATCTAATGTTTTTGATAGACCAAATGGATTTTCTGAAGGATTTTTTGTGGAGGATTATAAATTTAATTCTGGCAATGATTTAGATGAATATAATGGAAGATATGAAAAGAATAATGATTTTCCAAATGGAGTTTATGCATACCATGCCACAATTGATGAATTCCCATACTTTATTGGTAATAAGTATAAATCTAAATTAATTTTAGATTATAAATTAGATCAATCTTTAGAACTCAATAATTTAAATTTATTAAGAAATACTCTACCATATAAAATATCTGAAAAAAATGCTAGTTATGATTTTATAGATGAAATAACTGAAACTTTTGAGCAAAAAGTAGAAGTAGTATCTGTCACTGATGGTGGAATAGAATCTTTAAGTATAGAAAATAGTGGAGATGGATATAAAATAGGAGATAAATTAATATTTGATAATACCAACACATCTGGAAACGGTTTAGATGTTGAAGTTTCATCAATTAAGGGAAAAGATATTATTAGTTTAGAAACTTCTTCAAGTTTAAATAATAATTCTATATTTGTATGGGAATCTTCGGATAAGATAAAGGTATCAATTTTACCATATCACAATTTTAAAGATTTAGATTATGTAAATATTTCTGGATTTGGAAGTAGTCCCTTTCTAAATGGAACTTATAGGATTTCTGTTCCAAAATATGAAAATGGTAGATGTTTATCTACAATAACATCTGCATCATTAGGATTTACAACTGAGATATATGTTTCGCCAATTCCAAATCAAATATCAGTTGGAAGTAGTATTATAATCGGAACAGAAACTTTAAGTATTCTTGGTGTATATAGAGAACAAAATATTCTTAGGGTTGAGAGGGGATCTACAGGAGTATCACATACAGTTGGAACTGCAGTGACATATTTGTCAAATTATTTTACTTTTTCTAAGTCTTTAGATCAATTCAGTTCGAAATTAAATGATATAGTATTCTTTAATCCGAAAGAATCTATTGGCGTTTCAACTTTAAACGGAGTAGGATATAATACTTCCTTTACCTTTGGAAATAATTCAATAACTAGAAGTATTCCATCTAAAGGAATTTATATTGATAATCACCCATTTTTAACAAATCAATCAGTTATTTTTACCACTAATGGATCTCCTATAGGATATTCTACCGATGGATTAATACCATTTTTGCCTCTTCCACAAAATCTCTTTGTTGTTAATAAAAATAAAAACTTAATTGGATTGAAAACTTCTTTAAATGGTGAAGAGGTATTTTTTCACACTAATGGAATTGATAATGATAAATACTCAATTCAATCTAATTACCCTCAAGTACTGGGTAATGTTGAAAAAAATGAAGTTATAGTTTCAGTTTCCACTTCACATGAACTTACAACTGGCGATTTAATCTCATTAAATGTTAAACCAAATCTTAATGTAGGTATAGGGACTTTTACTTCGGTAAAGATTCTTTATAATTCCAAAATAAAAAGTATTGTAGTTAATCCAATTGAATTTACTTCTTTGGGTATTAATACTATTACAAATCAAATTACTATTCCAAATCACAGATTGGAAACTGGAGATAAAATTCTATATGAAAATTATGAATTTGGCGAATATTTTGTATATAAAGTAAATAAAGATAAGATAAGTTTATGTGAAACTTATTATGATACTCAAAAAAATCTCCCAATAATTGTAGGATTTGCATCTACTGGAGCATCTTCTCAATCAATAACATTAATTAATCCACCCATTAAAGTAATTAAAAATAATAATCTTGTTTTTGATTTATCAGATTCTTCTTTATCTGGATATGAGTTTAAAATTTTTACTGATCTTAATTTTAATCATGAATTTGAAACTACAAAAAAACCATCAACATTTAATGTTTCTAATGTAGGTATTGTTGGAATTTCTACTAATGCATCACTAACTATTCAGTATGATTCATCTATTCCAGAAAATCTTTACTACAATTTAGAAAAATCTGGTAATATTGCAAACTCTGATAAAGATGTTATTAATTATAATAAAATATCATATATTAACAGCATTTATAATGGATCTTATAATGTAATTGGAATAGGTACAACAACTTTTAGTATAAATTTAGAAAAACTTCCAGAAAAACTTTCTTATGCTTCTACAGAATGTAGTGTATTAGAATATTCAACGAAATCAAGTTTAGCAACAGGTCCAGTCAATTCTTTAAATATTTTATCTTCAGGATCTGGATATAAAAAATTACCATTTTTTAAGTCTACAAATTCAATTTCTGGAAAAGATTTACTGGTAATTCCAAAATCAAATACAATAGGATCAATTAAAGAATTGAGAACTATTAATAGTAGATTTGCATATCCATCAGATAAAACACTAAGACCAAAAGTTTTTGCATCTCCCATCATTAAAGTCAAAGATTCCAATACGATAGATCAAATATCAATTATTAGTGGAGGGTCTGGATATGTTTCACCACCAAACTTTGTTTTAGTAAATTCAGAAAATAGAGATATTGTAACTTCTGGGTTAATCGAATTTAATATTACAGGATCATCTATAACTTCAACTGAAATTATCGCAGAACCAAAAGGTCTTCCGGATGAAAAAGTAGAATTGTATACGATCAATAATAATAATGGAGTTTCTATTGAAAAAGTTGAGTCTGTAAATGCCACAACATTTGATTGTTATATATCTACACCCAATGTTTTTGGAATATCTGAATTTAGAGATGCACCATTTAGTGATGGTGATGAAGTTTTTGTAGAAGGGATACAAAAATTTGGTTCTTCTGGTGATGGATTTAATTCTTCAGATTATGGATATAAATTTTTTAAAGTTATCGATTATGATAATACTTCTATTAATGATAGAGTGAGAATTAGTGTTTCTGGATTAACAACAAACACTGGCATTCCAAAAACAATTCAAGATTACATTGGGGTTTTAATTAATAAAAATGATTATCCAGTTTTTGAGGTAACTAAAAAAATATCTAATTTTGTAGTTGGAGAAAAATTATCATCCAATGGTATATCAAGAGATTTAGAAGTCGTTGAGAGTGTTAGTAATTATTTAAAAATTATTGGAACTTACAATTTATCAGTAGGTGAAACTATTATAGGAAATGAATCTGGAAATAAAGCAACAATTGTTTCATTAAAAGAAAATAATGGAGTATTTAATATTGGATATTCTAATTTAAAAAATATTGGTTGGGAAAATGAAATAGGAAAGTTAAGTGAAGATTATCAAGTTATTGCTAATAATGATTATTACCAAAATTTATCATATTCAATAAAAAGTTCAGTATCTTATAAAGACCAGCAATCTCCTATTGAAAGTTTAGTGCATATAAGTGGAATGAAAAATTTTGCAGATACGCAAGTATTGCAAAATGCAAATGGTGGGGTTGTAAATAATGATGAATTTTCTTCTTTCATTTATGATATAATTGATGAAAAACGTGTAGATACTATTAATAATTTTGATAGAGTTATAGATCAAGATGTTATTCAAGGAAAATCTAAATTTTTAAAATTGCAGAGTGAAAAACTGACAAACTATACAGAATTGAAAAGTTTAGATGTATTAAGTATTGATGATATTAGTAATCAGTTTTCAAGTATAGAATCTGAAGTTACTGAATTTTTATCTATAGAAGAAGTTGATGATCAATCATATTACAACTTTTTAATAAGAATAGTTAACCCAGAAAAAAATGAAGAAATTCAATTAACAGATATCACTATTTTAAGTAATGGATCGGAAACTTTTATTGTCGAAAATGAATCTTTAACTGGAATAGGATCTACATCATATCATTTAAATAATGATACATTTGGAACATTTGATTTATATACAAATGAATATGAAGAAACTTTTTTAAGATTTTATCCAAATGATCCTTTCGATAGTGATTATGATTTAAAAATAATTAGACAAGTATTTGATTCTTCATCTTCTGGTCTTGGAGCAGAATCTATAGGTTTTGTAAAATTAACTGGATCTACTGCATTTGATAATGCAGATGTAGGAATTGGAACAACTACTATTATTTCTGTAGACTCTAATAATTTTGATGCATTATATATAAATTCACACGCAATTAATTTATCTACTTTAGAGTCGGATTATGTGAGATTATACGTTGTTGGTATTGGTACTAGTACATATACTTCAGAATATTATATTGATGGTTATAATCAAAGATCATTTACTGGAAATCAAATAGGTACTTTTTATGCCAATATAGATGATAGTGGCATTTTACATGTATTCCATGAAAATAATACTCCAAATCAAATTAGAATAAAAAGTAATATAGTTGGATTTGGCAATACATTATCTGGAATAGGAACATATCGATATAGTGTATTTGGGCAAGATGATGGGCAAGAAAGAAGTGCAATTTATGAATCTGGATTTACTGATACTTCATCGGGATTATCCACATCCATTTTAACTTTTAATAAAAATCTTTTTAATGCATCTAAATCAGTTATTCAAATTAGTGAGGGATATAAAAAAGCACTTCATCAAGTTATGATAATTTATAATGAAAATGATGTTTATATTCAACAATTGCCATTTTTAACTGTTTCGGGTGAAAATGAGTACATTTCAGAATTTGATGGATCTTCCGGATTGGGGACTTTTGGTGGTAGTATCTCCGGAAATGATGTTATATTATCATTTTATCCAGATTCTAGTGAATCTGTTGATATTAAAATTTTTAGTAAAATTTTATATAAAGATTTAGATATTATCAATGAACCACCAGATTTATCTTATGGAACAGTTATAGAAAGAATTGATGAAAAATTTTATAATGGTATTAATCTTGATAGAATTAATAAAACCAATTTTGTTCTTAGAAGTAACAAAATTCCAATTTTTTCAAAAACTTTTAACCCAAATAGAACATCAGAGTTAAATCCAAGTACAGGAGTATTTACTATTCCAAATCACTTTTTTGTAACCGGAGAAGAATTAATTTACACCCCAAACTCAACAATTGAAGAGGTTGGAATATCTTCAATAGAAACGGGAAGTGGTCCATTACCATCTAGGGTATATGCATATAAAGTATCCGACGATAAATTTAAAATTGCACTGACAAAAGAAAGTGCTGATGCTGGAATTGGGACAACTTTCACTTCTCTTGGAGAGGGAAATTCTCATAGATTTACTATGGCAAAAAGAAATAGTAAATGTATTATAACTATCGACGATTTAATACAATATCCATTAACATATACAAAAATAACACATCAATTGAATGGAAATGTAAATGGTGAAGTTGGTATTAATACTGATATAATTTCTTTAAGTGGAATATCTTCTATAAATCCAAAAGATACATTATTAGTTGATGATGAGTATATGGGAGTTATAAATGTTGGATTGGGAACAACAAATTTGGGACCCATTACAAATAGTGGAAATTTAAATTTGGTAAAGGTTGATAGAGGTTTTGTTGGATCTTATATATCTACCCATACAGATTCTTCTTTAGTGAGATTATATAAAGGTGCATTTAATATTGTAGATGATGAAATTCACTTTGCAGAACCCCCAAGAGGTAATCCTCAGATTAACAAAACAAAATATAATTTAGATTTTGAAACATCATCATTTACTGGTAGGGCATTTTTAAAATCTGGATATGAAAATAACAAAATTTATGATGATATATCTGATGAATTTAGTGGAATTAATAGTTCATTTACTTTAAAGGTGGGTGGTGCAAATACTACAGGAATTGGAACCGAAGGATCTAACGGACTTATTTTTATCAATGGTGTTTATCAATCCCCCAAAACAGACAATAATCCGAATATTTTTAATTATGAAATTTTAGAAGATGTTGATTTGGGATTATCTACAGTAAGATTTTCTGGAATTACAAGACCAGATGATCCTCTAGAATATGTAATTTCAGAATATGATGTTAATGCAAATGCACTTCCTAGAGGGGGAATTATAGTTTCCTATGGTTCCACTACAGGACTTGGTTTTGCACCTCTCGTAGGCGCTTCCGTAACAGCTGTCGTTGGTGCTGGAGGTTCTATTGTATCTGTAGGATTGGGAACAACTGATAATCTTGGATCTGGATATAATGGACTTACTCCAATTGGCGTTTTTGTTTATGAGGAGAATCACGTCGGCACAGCGGCAACTATTGAAGTTTCTAATATTGGGGTTGGAGGTACATTGTCATTTAGTGTTGTTGGACCTGGAACTGGATATAACAATCCAAAAATATTTGTATCAGATCCTTCTTATGAAAATTTACCAATTATTGGTGTTTCTAGATTGGGGATTGGGAATACGACTGAGACTGGAGTTGGATTGTTAATGGATGTTAAAGTTGGAGGATCTACAGGAATAGGCTCTACATATTTTGAAGTGACTGATTTTAAATTCTCTAGGACTGGATATGGTTTTAGAAGAGGTGATGTATTTAAACCTGTTGGATTGGTTACTGACGCCTCACTATTATCTCCATTGTCAGATTTTACGATTACTGTAGTTGATACTTATACTGATTCATTTGCAGCATGGGATTTTGGAGAGATTGATTACATAGATTCAATAAAACAATTTCAAGATGGTATAAGAGTTAGATTTCCACTTATATACAATGGAGAACTTCTTAGTTTTGAACCTGAAAATAATTCTTCCATCCAAAGAAATATCAATAATGTTTTAGTAATTTTTATAAATGGAATTATTCAAGAACCAAAAATTAACTATATTTTTGAAGGTGGAACATCTTTCGTCTTTACAACACCACCATTACCAGAAGATAATATTGATATTTATTTTTATAAGGGTGTTGATGGTGTTGACTCTGTTACAGTTGATGATATATTTCCAACTATAAAATATGGAGATGATGTTCAAGTATTGAGTATTAATTCAAATCAAAATACAATATCACAGGAAGAAAGAACTGTTTATAATTTAGCATTTTCAGATAAATTTGAAACTAATTTATATTTTGGTCAAGGAATAGATGAAACTGTTTATAAACCACTTTCTTGGACTAAACAAAAAGTTGACAAAAAAATTAATGGAGAATTTATATCAAAATCCAGAGATACCTTAGAACCACTGATTTTCCCAACGGCAAAAATTATTAAAAATATTTCCACAACAGATAATGAAATATTCTTGGATAGTATTGAATTATTTGAGTATGAAGATGGTGTATTTGGAGAAGATAATAATGAGTTTACTGATAAAACTAATGCAGGATTTGATGCATTAATTATTGATAATACAAATCCAGTTTCTGCAGCATTTACATGCTCCATTGGGTTTGGTGGAACTGTTATTGGAATAACAACACTTAATGTTGGATCTGGATATGCTGCAGATCAATCAACAATATCCTTAAAATTTACAAATCCACCTGAACTAGGAATAGGAATAGGAACAACTGCATCTGCAGAGGCAACTATAATAAATGGTTCTGTTTCTTCAGTTTCTATCACAAATCCTGGATTTGGATATGCGGTAGAACCAAAAATATTTGCAGAAACTCCAAATTATAATATTGAAAAAATTACAGGGTTTAGTGTGATTAACGGATTTTCTGGAATTGTAACCGGAATTACAACATCTAATGGAATAGGTACTGCATTGGCATTAGTTTTTAATATTTATCATGATGTGAATGATAATTATTTCTCAGGAATAAGTACTGGATATCCGATTTACATTTATGATACTCAAATTGGTAATGGTGTTGTGTCAATTGATGAATCAGATTCTGAATCCGTTGGAATTGGGACTACTTTCTTAGATAATGTTTATTATGTATCAGATTGGTCTAATAATGCCGAAATTGCAATTATTACTTGCAATGTTAAGTCAGATTCTAATATTATTGGAATTGAAACCACTGGAAGTATTGAAAATCCAGTAGGAAAATATTCTTGGGGAAGATTGTATGTAGGAACAAGATCTGAAAATCCAATTTCAATTAATGTTTCCGGAAATATTGTTAGTGGATTATCTACTTATCCAACAATTCAAAGAAGAAATTTTGGAATTAGAAAAACTGGAGCACTTCCCAAAATTGTTTTATAAATACATAAAAAAGTAATAATATGTCTGCATTTGTAACAGATAAATTTAGAATATTGAATGCTGATTCTTTTGTAGAGTCAATCAGTAATAATTCTTATTATATTTTTCTGGGATTAACAAATCCAGATAATACTACAGTTATTTCTGGAGAAGGTCCAACAGAAAATGATGGTTTTGGTAGATTGATAAACTGGGATACTAGTACAGCAAATAATCCCGTAGATAATTTACAATATCTTTCACATTATAGAGATACTTGTTTATTCGGAAAAAAAATAATCTCAGAAAATGCTAGAAGAGTTGTAAAAAAATATGAATGGGTTCAAAATTCTCCATATGATGTTTATAGGCATGATTATGGTCCAAGCAATGTATCTTTAGTATCTCAATCGGAAAGATTATATAGTTCAAATTACTATGTAGTCACAAGTGAATATAAAGTTTATATTTGTATAGAAAATGGTTCTTCTGGAACTGGAACTGTTTCAAGATCTCAAACAGAACCTAATCATACTGATATTGAACCAGTATCATATAATGATGGATATAAATGGAAATATCTTTTTAGAGTTTCACCTGCTGATGTAATAAAATTTGATTCGACTGAATATATTATTCTCCCAAATGATTGGATGACTACAACTGACAGTGAAATTCAATCTATTAGAGAGGGTGGAGATTCTTTCAATAATAACAATCAAATAAAAACAGTTTATATTGAAAATGGTGGTTCTGGTTATGGTGATAGCTTTACTGCAAATATTTTAGGTGATGGTGTTGGTGGAACAGTATTTGTTTCCACAAGTTCTGGTGTCATTGATAATGTAATTGTTACAAATGGTGGATATGGATATACATATGGAACAATAGAACTTTCTGGAGGATCTGGTGCAAAATTAGTTCCAATCATTCCACCATCAAAAGGACATGGATATGATATTTATGATGAATTAGGTGCCGATAAAGTTTTATTATATGCTAGATTTGATGATTCTACTAAGAATTTCCCAGTGGATACAAAATTTTCACAAGTTGGAATATTGAAAAATCCAGAAACTTTTTCAAGTTTAAGTAGAACTAATCAAAATTTCACAGAAAATACATTTTCAGCACTTTATTCAATTGCACTACAAGATTCTGTTTCAGTGGAAATAGGAAATTTAGTAACTCAGGATCAGGGAAACGGAATAGTTGCAGAAGGATATATTGCATCTTTTGATAAAGAAACTAAAATTTTAAAATATTATCAAGATAGATCTTTATCTTTTGCAAATAAAAATGACCAAACTGATTCTACATATGTCAATAAAAATATAATTCCATTTGTTTCTACAGAAAGTGTTTTAGTTAATGCAAATAATATAGGAAATTCTGTAAATGTAGAAATTGACACAAGTATTAATAATACAAATCAACTAACAACTGATAGTGGAAAAGTTGTAGATTTGGGCGTCACTTTTACAAATGGTCTTTCTAATCCACAGATAAATAAAAAGACGGGAGATATAATTTATATTGATAATCGACCAATTGTTGAGAGAAACTCTAGACAAAAAGAAGACATTAAAATTATTCTGGAATTTTAAAAAAAATGGCACAAAAAACCGATTTAAATGTTAGTCCATATTATGATGATTTTGATAAGAATAAAAATTTTAATAAAGTTTTATTCAAACCAGGATATCCAGTTCAGGCTAGAGAATTAACAACTTTACAATCCATTTTACAGAATCAAATTGAATCTTTTGGTAATAATATCTTTAAAGAGGGGTCTTTGGTTATACCAGGATCTATTACTTACGATAATCAATTTTCTGCAGTAAAACTAAACTCTTTTAATTTAGGTGTAGATATATCTACATACATTAAAAGTTTTATAGGTAAGACAATAACAGGGCAGAGTTCTGGAGTAACTGCATCAGTTCAATATGTATCTCTCCCATCAGATAGTGATTTAGTTGAATATGTAACAATTTATGTAAAATATATTAATGTTGGATTTGATTCTCAAACAGCAATTTTTCAAGATGGAGAATCATTAATAGCAGATGAAAATGTAACTTATGGAAATACTACCATTGTTTCTGGCACAACTTTTGCTTCATTAATATCATTAAATTCTACATCTACAGGATCTGCAGTATCAATTGATGATGGTGTATATTTTGTTAGAGGTTCTTTTGTTAATGTTTTCAAACAAACTATTATATTAGATTATTATACAAACACTCCTTCATATAGAATTGGATTAAGAGTTTCAGAATCCGTAGTTAATGCAAAAGATGATCCATCTTTATATGATAATGCAAAAGGATTTACTAATTTTGCTTCTCCTGGAGCAGATAGATTTAAAATTTCTTTGACACTAGATAAAAAATCTTTAACAGATTTAAATGATACTGATTTTATAGAATTACTCAGAATAGATAATGGGAGAATAAAGAAAACTGTAAATAAAACTGAATATAATGTAATTAGAGATTACATTGCGGAAAGAACTTATGACGAATCTGGGCATTATGCTGTAGATGAATTTACAATAAATTTATTAGAATGTTTGAATGATAGAATAGATAATGGTGGAGTATATTTAGAAAATGAAATAACAGATCAAGGTAATATTCCTTCAGACAATTTAATATGTGCTCAAATATCTCCAGGAAAAGCGTATGTTTCTGGATATGATGTTGAATTTGATTCAATTCAATCTATAGATATTGAAAAACCAAGAGATACTGAAAATGTTTCTAATTTTAGTGTTCCATTTGAAATGGGACATTTATTAAGAATTAATAATGTAAGTGGATTTTTAAAGGAAAATGAAAAAATTGACTTAAAAAGTAATTTTAAAGGAGATTCACCATCTACTATTGGGCAAGCAAGAGTTTACACATTTAATTTAACTGATGCAGCATATTCTGGAAATTCTACCCAATGGGATTTATATCTTTATGATATTCAAACATACACAAATATAACTTTCAATAGAAGTATAACTACCTCCGAAATTCCTACATCTTCTTTTATTAAAGGAAAAAGTAGTGGGGCAACAGGATTTGTTGTATTGGGTGCAAATAGTTCTTCTTTAAATCTTAGCCAAACTTCAGGTATTTTCGTAAATGGTGAACAAGTTATTATTAATGGAATAGAATCTCCATTAATAATTAAAAATTTTACAGTATACAGTTCTAAAGATATTAAATCTGTTTCTCAGTCTGGTCATTCTGGATTTCAATCTTTTTCCGCAGATTTATCTTTAAAAAAGAAAAAATTGTCTAATGGAATTACAGAAGTTCGTATCAGTTCCGGAACAGTAACGAGTCCTGGAAAGTTATTTTCAGGAATTTCTATTGGAGATATTTTTAGTACAATTGAAAATGATAAATTAAAATATAATGAAATTACTAATATTTCTGCAGATTTATCATCATTTACAATTTCTGGAATAACAACTGTTTCTGGAGTATTTGATGGTTCTATTATCGGAAATGGAAATTATACTCCAGAACTTAGATATTCGGAAATTAAAAATAGTGAAAATGCGTATCTTTATGCCAAATTACCAGAAAATAACATTTCTTCAGTAGATCTTTCAAATTCACAATTATTAATATCAAAACAAATAACTGGAGAAACGACAGATTCTTCTGGAGTTTTAACTTTTAATACTTCTGCAACTGGTATTGATAATGTAGTATTTGAATCTTTTGATCAAGAAAGATATGGAATAGGGTACAGTGGTAGTGGAATTGGTACAATCACCTCAGATGCATTTAGTATAGATACATCAACAAATACTGTAACTATTAGGGGATTGTTACAAAATCAATCCTCAAATACAGTAGTAAATACTACTCTCAAAAAAACTGGTATTAAAAGTAAAATTAAAAAATATATAAGAAGTTCTGTAAAAGTTGTAAACTTTTCAAAGTTCCCACAATCTGGTTCAGTTGCTGTTGGCAGCGGATCATCATCAATTCCAGATGGTCTAATTTACAATCCATATTATGGATTGAGAGTTCATGATGAAGAAATTTCCTTAGATGTTCCAGATGTAGCAAATGTTTTAGCAATATATGAGTCAACAGGATCAAATGATCCAACTTTAGATCAATTAGAATTTTTATCTTCATCTCAGGTAGATACTGATACAATTATTGGAGAAAATATTATTGGATCTGAAAGTGGTGCAATTGCAAGAATTGTATTAAATTCTTCTTCATCTTCAGTATCTTCAAATCATCTCGCCATTATATACTTAAATGATGAAAGATTTTTAGTTGGAGAAAGAGTAACATTTACTGAATCTAATGTAGAATCTACAATTCAATCAATTATTTTTGGCAAATATAAAAATATAACAAATAACTTTGTCTTAGATAAGGGACAAAAAGATGAATATTACGATTATTCTAAATTAGTTAGAATTGGATCTCAATCTCCAGAAAAAAGACTTCTGATTGTATATGATCATTATATAGTTCCATCATCTGATGATGGTGATGTTTTTACTGTACTAAGTTATGATAAAAATAGATATTCTAAAGATATTCCCAGAATAGGAAAAGAAAATATAAGAGCTTCTGATGTTCTAGATTTTAGACCAAGAGTTCAAAATAATTCTTCTACAACAAAATCACCATTTGCATTTGAGTCTAGAGTATTTACATCAAATTCGATAAAATATAATTTAAAACCAGGTGAAAGTTCTATAATTAGTTATGATTTTTATTTGCCAAGAATTGATCAAGTTTATTTGGATAAATTTGGAACTGTGGTATATGAAAAAGGAAGTTCTTCTAAAAATCCCATTCCCTTTAAATATGAAGACAATGATTTGATGAACATAGCAGAAATTTATCTCCCTGCTTATTTGTATAATATTGATGATGCTAGGGTAAATATGATTGACAATAAGAGATATACTATGAAAGATATTGGAAATATTGAAGATAGATTAGAAAACTTAGAAAATATTACATCTCTTAGCTTATTAGAAATAAATACAGAATCTTTAAGAATAGAAGATAGTTCTGGAAATATTAGATTTAAATCTGGAATTTTTGTAGATGATTTTTCTAATGATTCATTATCTGATAAATCTTTATCAAAAATAAGTATAAAAGATAATTCTCTTAGACCGTATACCTTTTCAAATACACTTAAACAAAGACCATTGCCTTCAGAAGAAATTTCTGAAAGTAATCTAGATCTATCACAAAATTATAATTTGTTAGATCCTAATGTTCAAAAAACTGGAAATTTAATTACTTTAAAATATGATTCTGTAAAATGGATTGAACAAACTCTTGCCACAAATTCTGAAAATGTAAATACTTTCAGAATAGTTGAATTAAATGGAATTATTACATTATCTCCAAAATTTGACAATAAAACTAGAGTAATAAATATTCCATCAAAAAGTAGAATAAATCAAACAATTATTGATAGTAAATACATTAGTTCTCGAAATATTTCATTTTTTGGTAGGAGTCTTAAACCATTTGCGAAACATTATCACTTTTTTGATAATCACAGTAATCTTGATTTTGTTCCAAAGTTGATTGAAATTGCGAATAGTCCAAATTTAGTGAATAGTGGATCTTCTAATTCATCATTTAGGGTTGGAGAAACTATATTTGTCTACCATGAAAATAAAAAAATAGGAAAATTTAGATTAGCATCATCAAATCACAAAGAAGGGCAATTTAATTCACCAACTAGAGTATATACTGTGAATCCATATTCTAGAGTAAATACTCTACCAATTTCATATAGCCAATCATCAGAAACAATTAATATAGATTTAAATTCACTTTCTGCAGAAGATCAAGGAAGTTTTTATGGGTATGTTAAGAAAGGTGCTAAAATAGTTGGTCAAACAAGTAAATCTATTGCTTATGTTAAAGATCTAAAATTAGTTGCAGATAATACTGGAGATTTATTTGGATCTATTTTTATTAAAGATCCTTATGTAGATCCAACACCCAATCCAAGAATTTTAGTTGGTAAAAAAACTTTTACACTTACATCCAGTTTAACAAATAGAAAGCAAACTGTAAGTGGATCACTTATTTCTAGAGGTGATGCATTATATTATAGTAATAGTGATTCAAATAATTTGATTACAAAAACTACATCTTCAACAAGAATAAGTCCATTGGCACAATCTTTTTATGTCGGCGGTGATATTGAAATAACAGATGCAATCGGACAAAATGATGATGCTAATGGAGTATTTTTGACAGCAGTTGATTTATTTTTTGCAAAAAAACCATCTAATGATATTCCTATAATTATTCAAATAAGAAAATCTGACTTAGGAACACCAACATTATATACGATTGGAAATTCTAAAGTGCTATTGCCTGAAGAAATTAGTGTTTCTAATAATGGAGAAACTCCAACTAGAGTTATATTTGATGAACCTATCTTTCTACCACCAGGAAAAAATTACTCTTTAGTTCTTCTCAGTTCTACAGATGAATATGAAGTTTGGACGGCAAGAATCAATGAGAGAACGATAAATACAAAAGATAAACCACCTGAAGAAGCAATTATATATTCTAAAAGATTTGGTCTTGGTGGATTATTTAAGTCTCAGAACGGATATACATGGAATTCAATTCCTGAATCAGATTTAAAATTTAACTTTTACAAAGCAAAATTTACTTCAAATGTGGGTATTGCACATTTTGGAAATCCTCCTTTAGATGAAAGTAATGGATACGTTAAAAATTTATTACCAAATTCATTAACATCATTTCCTAAAAAAATAAATATCGGAATTACGACAATTAGTGAAGGAGATTCTTTGATCGGGATTTTAACTTCAGGTAGAAGAATTGGTAGTGGTAATAATATTCTAGGATCTTCTGCTGTTATTACTTCTGTTGGAAGTAGTGTTTCTAGTGTTGGTATTACTACTGGAGGTTTAAACTATCCAATAAGTGTTGTTTCAGAAACTGTAGATACATACAATATTATTGGGAATGGTAGTGGTCTTAAACTAAATATTACTACAAATTCTTCTGGCATAATTATAGGAATTTCACATTCAACTACAGATTATGGAACTGGATATAAAGTTGGCGATGCTGTTGGAATTGTAACTTCTTCAACATCAACTCAAACCGGAAGAAATTCAATAGTTACTATTACGGCAATTTCTGGAATTGATAAATTATACCTTACTAATGTTCAGGGGCAAACAAATGATGCATTTCAAGTAGGAACAGGATTAAGTTATTATGGCGATGACGGAAATTTAGTTTCATTAGGATCCACTCTTATTACTTCTTCAACATCCTTAGGGGGTTTAAATTCTGGCAATATATTGAAAGTAAATCATTTTAATCATGGTATGTATGCAGTCAATAATAAATTAAAATTGACTGGAGTAGAATCTGATATAGCACCGACTTATTTAACAGAAGATCTTCAATCTACAACCATTTCCGGCGAATATATTAATGTTGAAAATTCTAGCAATTTTTCTATGTTTGAGGGAATTTCTGTTGGATCTGGAAATATTGGATATGTGAAAATTGGCGATGAAGTCATAGGATATACAAATCCAAGTGGAAATCAATTAGAAATTGTAAATAGAGGAGTAGAGGGAATTATTGAAACTCATACTGCAGATTCTCCAGTAATGAAGTATGAATTTTCCGGAATATCTCTCAGAAGAATTAATAACATAGTTCATGATATTTATGATCAGCAGATTAAATCTGATAGTTATTATGTAGAAATTGATAGATCTTCAAATGGAAAAGATAGATCTGACGACGATCCTGGAAATAAATATCCAGAATTATCATTTACATCTCAATTAATTGGTGGAGGTTCAAAAATTAATGCGTCTGAAAATATAATTTTTAATAAAATTAATCCAAAATTTAATATTATTTTACCAGGAAAAGATACTCAAATTACCGCTACTACAAGAACAACATCAGGAACTAGTATTGATGGAACAGAAACATCTTTCCAAGTTTTTAATGAAGTAACTCCAGTAACTTTAAATCAAGTTAATACTTTAGATTCTGTTAGGATGGTTTGTTCAAGAATAAATGAACTTGAAAATTCAGAGTTTGATAATATTTCTGGAAGAAGATCTTTTACTTCAGCATTAACTCTTACGAATAATGGAAATGAAAATATTTCACCCATTATAAATTTAAACGGATCTAATATTGAATTTTTATCTGATGTAATAAATAATCCAATAGCAAATTTTGCATCAGATTCTTCAGTAAATTCAATTGCAAATGATCCACACTCTGCAATTTATATTTCTAAAGTTATTAGAATTTCGCAACCAGCATCTTCATTAAAAGTTCTTTTTACTGCATATAGACCATCATCTTCAGATATTAGAGTTCTTTATGGTTTAGTTAGAGATGATTCTTCAGAAATTGAGCAAGAATTTGAATTGTTTCCAGGTTATGAAAATTTAGAAACAACTTCAGATGGAGATTTAAAAGTTATTAATCCATCTTTAAATAATGGAAAACCAGATTTTAAAGTTCCTATAAGTCAATTTGAACAATTTTTAGAATATGAATATACTGCAAATGATTTGCCAGATTTTAGTGGATATAGGATAAAAATAATTATGTCTGGAACTAATCAAGCAAATGTTCCTATTGTTAAAAATCTAAGAACAATTGCATTAAAATGAAAAATTTAATTAAAGTTAAAGATCATCCATATCTTTATCGAGACAAGGATACTGGTGCCATTATTAACTGCGATGTTGTTGCATATAATCAAAGAGTTAAAAAAATTGAATATCAAAAATCTCAAAGAGAAGAACTAAATAATATTAAAAAAGATATAGAAGAAATAAAATTTCTTTTAAGTCAATTTTTAGAAAAGCAATAATCCAAATAGTTTATAAATACTTAAAGACATATTTGTACAAATAATGGCAGTATATTCGGCAAATATTGTAATAGAACA